GCAGATGGCACGATTGGCAAAGCTCCAGGCCTAAATGCTGAGATAGCGTCCAATGCTGAAGCACTCGGGCTTTTCAAGACTCTCCGGAAAGCTCTTGGATGGGCACGGAGCGGCGGCGGCGCGGCTGACAAGAGGGTTACGCCCAGATATGTCATGACCGGCGAAGACCTTGACAAATTACGCCGTGTCCCCGGCGGCGAAGACCTGGCTGACCTGTGGGAAGAATTGATGACTTTGGAGGTTGTATCTGGGTTTAACGTCATCAACAGATTCAAGCGCGAGATAGCTGGCTTCGCCAATCTAAAGAAAGGCGACTTCAACAGACTGCTTACTGAAGTACGCATAGAGGAATGGCTAGATAACTTCCCGACTGCTGCCGTCTCTGGCACTGTACGTGAGCGCGGAAAAGCGTGGACTCGGGCGGGCAGGGCCGTCACTAGGCGACCGAGGACCGCAGAAGGACGCTTTGCTCCTGGCGAGCGCGAACTTTATCTCTTGACCTGGCCGCAACGCATCCAAGACATAGTGAAGGCCGCGCGGACAAAGTTAAAGGCCGCAGGTGGCGACCCCAAGGCCATCCGAGCGGCCACATCCGGCATGCCCAAAGATGTACTGAAACTTTATCAGGAGGCTATAAAAGATATTAGAGCCAGCGTCAACAAGGGCTTTGTCAAACAGCGTGAGATTAGCGCAGTACTACGTAAGCATAGTGGCTCCCAAATCAAAGCCAACAAGATGCTGCTGAAGATATACAAAGACGAGTTCGAAGGACCTGGCTCTCCGCTAGTTCGACGTCGCCGCCGCGCCTCGTTAGGTCGGGCGGAAGTCCTGGGTGAGTCAGGAGAGATGATTTTCGACGAGGCATTAACTCGTCGTAGTTTGATTGACGAAATGCGCGAGTTACTCAGGCCCTTAGAAGAGGTCACAGCAATAGCCCAACGGAACGCACGGCGCAGGAGAAGCAGAGTATTAGAAGGCGCTGGATTAGGAGCAGACATAACACCGAGCATGGGGCAAGCCATAGGCGTGCCAGGGGTGTCGGGCAAATTCATCCCTGGTCAGATAATCGACAATCTGACTGGCACACCTGTATTCCGTACTGGTGACGACCTTGCTACAGCAATCTCTGAGCGATTCGGCTACGCTCGGGTGTCGGCAGAAGGCGTGTGGGTGCGAAGGGCGCTACAGTTCCTTGGTTTTATCTCCAATACCTATCGTTTAGGGAAAGCCTCTTTTGACTTAGGCATGCAGTTCATCCAGCTATCGGGGTTGCTTGGTATCGACTTCCTCAACCTGATTTCAGGGACAGCAGTCCACGGCAAAAACCTACTTGGCGAAACCATGCAAAGGGGATTGAAGAAAGGATATATCGGCAATAGTGAGGTTCTAATACGCGGCAACCGCATGATTGACACAGCGGTTGAAGCTGCCACTGGGACAAAGGCGGGTCGTGCGGCTAGAAAGGTATCGGACTATTACGGTGTCAGGCCAGAAGGGCCACAGTTCACCAACCTGTTCCTGACTTCTGTCAAAAATTCATTCTGGTCTGCATTGGACCCAGACCACATGCTTGCATATTGGATGCAACCAGAGAACTACCGGGTCATGGGCGAGCGCATCCGACACGGTAGTTTGATTCAGCCATCTGAAATGACGATGGGGTTGAACGACATAAGCAAGGGCTTTGACCGCATCGCTAATTGGCAAGTAAAAACTGGGACTGATGCCGAAGCTCTTACCAGAGCTGCAGCGCTGAAGAACATGGCTAGTCGTGGTGCCAAGACAGCGGCTCCGTTCGGCAAAAGTGTAGTGAAGCAGACATTAGGTCGGGCTGATGCCGCATGGAGCGGCGGCAGAAATGTCGCTGCCAATGAGATGTGGAAGGCGTATTCGCCCTTTGCCGCCAAGACTGGTAACTTGGCTGACTTGGCCCGCATGACCAATTTGATGACGGGTATCTTGTCGATGGAGAATCTAGGATATGGCTCCACTCGGCGCGGAATATTGGGTGCCGTGGGCTTCTTCTCGCCGCGCTATACCTTCGCTCAGGTCGCTTTAATCGGGCATATCCTCAAAGGTGGGTATACCGGCAAGCAAGCACGGAATATGCTCATGGGCTCGATTGCGTTCAACACGACATTCTTTACCTTGGCCGCCATGGCTTTAGGTCAAGAGCCCAAGATTAACCCGTTGCCCAAGAGATTAGGCGGCGACGGCGCGGATTTGTGGACTGTCGATGTTGGTGGCAGGCGCGTCGGCCTTGGCGGTATCCATTACGCTCCGATGCGCATCATCATGGCGACCGCTTCAGAGGCCATCGCAGGGGAAGAGCGCGAGATAACCGGGGTGCAAGCCCCCGAGGCTCTGCTTAAGTTCGACATGAGCAACCCGATATTGCGGGCGTACCGTGGCAAAGCTGCTGGCGTAACCAGCGAAACATGGACCCTCCTCTCGGGCCGCAACTACCTTGGTGAGCCTGTGCGCGGTGAACCCGGCGCTGTTACTGATTATCTAAAAACCGTGATGGCACCGATATGGTCTGATGAGCTAATCAGGGAAGGCGGTGGTGCCTGGCCGTCGGCATTGGCCGATTTCCACGGGCTCCGGGCGTTCCCTGAAAGCGCGTGGGATGTCTACTACCATATGCTTGCTGAAGCCGCAGGCAAAGATAGTACAGAGATGAGCGATTACGAAGAGAAAGTCTTTCGTAGCCGATTACCGGAACTTCAGGAAGCGTATGACGCTGCCATTGCTGATAGTAAACGGCGAGGTAGGAACCAAGAGACTACAGATTATTTTGGCAGGCTCGAAAAGAACCGCCTGGTCCGAGACAACAAACTCAACGATGCTCAAAGGTTAATCGACGACGGCACATTTACGTTTGGCATCGACGTGCGGAAGTTCATCCAAGACACCAATACTGAGTACCGCATCACCAATCAGGTGGCTCGGGAAGACCCGCGCTTCGCCGATGTCACCGCTGATATGAAACAAGATGAACCCAAGTTCGCGGAAGATAAGGCGTACTTAGAATACTGGGATATATGGTATGACCCGCAATGGCTCAAGGAAGATTCGTTAGGAGAAATCAACTTCCAAGGGCGCGACAATGCCATAACGATGTGGAAGGCCCAGCAAGACCCATCGGTGCTAGAGAAGGTGGAATACCGAAATATGTTGCATCGTGAGAACGCTCCGATGTTACTCAGGCAATACTGGCTCGGGCAACAGATACTGAAGCCGTATTGGGACATCAACAACACTATCATTCAGGATTTTCCGCCAGAAGTACAACGTATATGGAATGGATACTTAGCAGCAGACCGCATACAGCAGCGACAGATGTTGCGCCAGTATCCTATCCTCAACCAGATTACTGCCATGCGTGACGGTGAAAGGCAGCGGCTACGCATGACTAACTCCGCTATTGACGTCGAACTATTGAAGTGGGGATACATCACTGTTCCTCTTAGTGAAGAGGGATGGTTGTTCTACGAGAGTATCGCGGAAGGCCGGAACCCATTGTCGCCGTCGATGCCTGACCCAACTATGAAGTCATACGATACGAGTGACTTCCCGAACATGGACGAGTTGCTCACCAATCCTCCGGAGGACCCTAATTACGGCGGGTGGCTACAGGCCCCTGCGCTTCCATCAGGCGCAAGATGACAGAATTGACACAGCATCACCACTGTGTGAAAATCAGAGCGAATTGCTCTGTGATGACCCTAATAGGTAACTCACAAGGAGAGCATCATGGCAGATGAACAGGTTATCGAGGCGGCCACTCAGGATACGCCTGACGTCCCGTCCCAATCTGAGACCCAACCCGAGGCAACCCCCGAAGCAGGGGAAACTACAGCGCCGGAGACAGACTGGCAGGTTAAAGCTACAGAGGCCGAGCAGCGGGCCGAGCGGGCTGAGAACAATCTTCGCGCCGAAAGAGGTCGAGCAACCAAACAGGTCGAGCGGGATAATTCCTTGTTCGAACTGGCCGACCGGATGGGTGCGATGGAGCAGTCCAATATGGCCTTGGTGCGGGCTCTAAGCTCAGGCGAGACCGAGCAATTGCCAGACCAACTAGCACAGATACAGAACGCATCTACAGGGCGGTCGGCCACCCGGTCCTACGAGGGCCGCTACACCACGCTTGCAACTGAATTACAAAGTATCGTGCATGATGATGATGGCAACGAGATTGTCAGCCTGTTCGACTCACCGGAACTGGAAGCAGTCAGGCAACTCTGGTTGGCATCGCATAACAAGCAAGACCTTGCTGGTCTCTACGATGCACTCAACCAGGCACAACGGGTAGTCCGACGGATTGAACGGACGCGCTCACAAGACGAAGTTAGTGCTATACGCGACCAAGAGCGTGCAGCGGCCAAACGGCAGTTAGACGAAGCTGGAGTCTACGACATGGACACAGGTGCCGCCGCAAGCGGAGCCGGGGTCCAAGACGATGACTTCCTTACATCATATGCAAGGAATCCAGAACGGCATAACACGCCGGAAGACCATCTGCGGGCTCGTCGCCTACTAGCTAATCTCTAATTAGGAGGGCCACATCATGGCCGCAGGCGATACTATTACCCAATCACTGGCCGATAGCCTTGATACCGTAGTTGCTTCTGCCAGGCAGGTACGTGAACAAGAGGGGGTCATGCCCAACCTTGTTGACAAAGTAACCCTGGACGAAGGGACTGGAACAAGCTGGCGCGAAATCTCGATGGCTGCGCTTACTGCTCAGGCAATCACTGAAACCACACGGTTGGACAACCCACAGCAGATGTCCGACACCGCGTTCGCCATCACCCCGACGGTCGTGGGTATCCAAACCCTCATCACCGACCGGGTGGCGGCCCGCGTAAACAAGAAGTCCTACGCTCAACTGGGCAGCCTTGCTCAGAACTCCATCCAACGGAAGAAAGATGAGGACGGCCTCGCAGTCATTGACGGTGCTACCACGCAACTCAATACTGCTAACTCCGCCCTTGCTTCCGGCTTCATCGCCGCTGCTGTTTACCAAATCAGCAGCAACACCACTGAACCTGGGAACCCCCCGTTCCGGGCGGTCTTCCATGGGTTCAGCCTTAAAGACATCTGGGACGAGCTGACCGCTGCTGTCGATACAGCCAGCCGGGCAGACATCTCGGGCATCACCGCGAGGGTCTTTACCGAAGGGCTCCGGGGCAAGATTGCCGGATGTGAAATCTATGAGGACGGCAACCTATCCATTGACAGCGACGGCGACGCCAAGGGCGGCGTGTTCGCCCAGGAAGCCATCGTTCTCGTTCAGGGTCGTTCCCCACGCACCGCCACGATTCGGCGGGAAGACATCGGTGGCGGAGCCACGGTGATGTATCTCTACGACGAGTATGCCTACGGCGAACGCTCCGCAGGTAACTGGCTCTTCGAAATCATCGCCGACGCGACGGCCCCAACCAGCTAATCTTAGCGGCCACGTTGAGATGAATTGCGTGGCTGACTAGCCATAGGAGATAACAATTATGGCAACGACTCAGAGTCAATTCGGTCGCATTGAGTTATTCGATGACTTCTGCGGCCCCGAAATTCCAGTAGCAAACGCTATAGCTTACGGGACCAGTGCTGGTGGATGTAACTACTACATAGGCCCGTACAAAGTCACTGGCGACCTCGGCGAGACCGACACCGGTGTTGTCGGTCTTGATGGGACTGTGAACGGAGTTATTCGTATAAGCGGTAACAACGAGAACGCCAAGGGCGTTGCCGTCGGGACTGGTATCCATTTCAGCCCCGTGCTAAACGGCACCTTGGTTGCGGAGACTAGAGTCCAGCGCGCTGCGGTTACTGCGGGCGTAGTGTTCTTTGGTTTCTGTGATGTCAATGCCGACGATGTAGCTGAGCCTCTTACTTCAACGGGCACAACCTTGACCCTTACGGCATCTGATATGTGTGGGTTTGTTATCGACAGCCAGTTGACCGCTACTGCAACTTGGCATATGCCTTTTAATGGCGGTACCACCACTGGCGAAACTGACTCCACCAATGTGGTCAGTGATGTCGTGGCTGTACTTGCTGAATGGGACATTCTTCGGATAGAGATTGCACCGAATGGGACTGCTTTCTGGTACATCAACGGCGTACAGAAGCAAACCAAGACCAATGCGGTATCTACCTCGGTTGTTCAAGGTGCTTACGTTGGCTGCTGGGGAACGACCAGTACTGCGGCGAGCGTAGACGTGGACTATCTCTATGTCTCTGCCAACCGCGACTGGACTGTCTAAGTAGACTGACCCTTATCAAGTGCCGCCTTGCGGCTGAGGGTATATGACAACACGAAGAGGCTTTAGATACGACCGTGGCAGTTCACGGTTAGAGGTGATGGTGGACGGCGTTGTAGCCGCAAGGTTCAACAACGTCGCCCCCTTCCTCACCGTCGTAAATGGCGTCACCGTGGACGGCACGATTACACTGAACGACAGTGCCCAATGGACGGCAAACGCTTCGGGCACTGTCACCATATCCAACGTCGCTCCATCTGGTGTAGGCACAGCTACCATCAGCAAGTGGTTGACTGTTACTGACAACAGCGGAGTAGTGATGTACATTCCAGCGTGGACCTAATGAGTGGCTTAATGTCAGGGGCTGTTGATGTCCAACGAGATGAGCCAGCCTTCGCACTAGCGGAGGTCAATCTCCAACCGCCGGACAGTAGCGGGTGGCGCAGGTATCAAATCATCTACGTCATACGCAACGACCGGTTAGCGGAATACCGTGAGGACCTAGGCCCAAGAGAGAACTTCACCGCTGAGGCGTTTCGTATCCCTGGAGGGGTATGGGATGCCGATACCCGTCGGATTGAGATAGTCCATTCTGTAGCCGAGTTAAAGGACATAGCTGAGAATGTCAGGCTTGGCCCCATAGTGGCACCAGAGATTCAACCACGGGACATCATCGGCGAACACGACCTCCTCCAAGAACAAAAACGCCAACTGATGAAGGAGCTAGGCAGATGACGACAGAGAAGCCGCTAGAGGAATTACTACTCGAAGCAGAGGAAGCCAACAACCCAGGTAGTCTTACCGAAGGGCGCCTGCTTCACTCCGGTAATGATGAAGTGCCCATGCCTATGGGTGTTGCTTCTTTGGAGTTCGGCGGGCATGTCTATGTGTACCACACACAGACCGGCGACCGTTCTCGCATCAACAGCAACATGCTGGCGATGCAACTGACCAAGACCTTAGAGGATGGCAGCCGGGCGTTCACGACCGAGAAACTGCCATTTGAGCCCGAGAAGGGAACCATCAAGTGCATGCTTCATGCTGACGACCCCAATAGGGCTCATTATGACTCTCTTGGCTTTGCGACATGCCCTAAACAATACATCCCCTCACAGTACCAACTACAACGGCACATGACTGGTCGCCATCGTTTAGAAAATGCCACCATTGCGGAAGAAGCAGAGCGAGCCGAGAAAGAAGAGGAGAGGGAGTTCCAACGGATGCTCCTTCAGGCTGCCGCCAACGGTGTCGCTAACCCGCCATCAACTGAATACTTCGACTGCGATTGCGGCGCGGCAGGCATCAAGAAGGTGTACAAACGACACCATGACCGCACCAAGAAGCATGTGAAGTGGGAGAAGAAAAATGCCTAATACGGAACAAACCACCATCTTGAGTTCGGATGGTCAAGTTAAGGCTGGACCCGGCTATGTCTCATGGATTCTTGTTGTTGCCGAAGGTACAGGTGGAGCATGGCAACTCAACGACAGCACGGATGATGGCGGCACTGACCTAGTAAGTGGAGTTGAGGCTGCTAATACCACTCATTTCATTCGCTTCGGTGCGCTGAACGACGGAGCCTTACGTTTCGGGACAGGCATCTTTGCTGATATACCCGGAACCAACGTCACTCTTACGGTGGGGTATGCCTAATGGCTAACGAGTTCAAGCACAAAGACCCGTGTACCACGCTTACCCAGGCCGAGTACATCGCTGCCTGCGGTGACGGCCACATATTCGCGTGTCAGGCTACTGGCGACATCGCCTATGCCTCGTCGGCAACGGTGTTATCGAAGCTGGCAAAGGCGGCGGCTGGCACCATCCTGAATATGGGCGGCTCCTGTATCCCTGCTTGGACTGCAACTCCGACCATCGGTTCGACCAGTTGGTGCAACGCCGGACACGCCCACGCGGCATCTAACAGCGGTGGTACGGTCTGCGCTAATGTGCTGGCAGGGACTACGCTGAAGTCCACTGTAGTGACTTCTTCACTGGAAACTGTAGGTACTTTAAGTGCGCTCACGGTGGATGACGTTGCCATCAACGGCAAGGTTGTCACCATGACTGGCTCCGCTTGCGACACGATAGTTATGACTGCCGCA